CACAAGCGTCGACAAAACCGTCATCCGTCTGATCCGTTGTTCCGTTTATTCTCTTAATCCGTTGTTCTCAGATCCCGCCCCCCAAACATCTCGTTCAGCATCTCCACGAGCTGCAGCTTCGCCTCCGCGCTCTGCGGCTCCGCGTCGAACTGCGGAATGAAGTCCGAAATCTTGAACGGCCGCTTGCGCTTCTTCGCATCCCGATTCGCATTCGCAATCACCGCCGCCACGATCGCCGATCGCACATCGGCGCGCTCCTCGCCGAATGGCTCCAGCCGATAATAGGCCATCCACTCGGCAAACTCGCGCGCCGAAATATGCCGCTGTGCCTCCGCGACCGATTTGTGTCCGAGCGCGAGCGTCAGCCGGAACCAGAAGCGCCGTTCGGCTCGCTCTCGAAGTTTTTTGACAATACCTCGATGTCCTGCGCGCTCAGCCCGCTGAGCCGCTGCGCTACCTGGAACACCCGCTCCAGCGCCGCCGCGCTCTTCCGCCCCAGCGCCGTCACGTCCGCGTCGCTGAAAAGCCGTTCGCCCGCCTCGTCGACGACACTCAGCGCCACGAGCTTCGCGCGCAGATTGTTGAGCGTATAGCGCGGCTGCCGGCCATTCATATGCACGACACTCGCCTCGAATGCATCGCGCTCGATGCCGCTCAGCCCGCGCATCAGCACCTCCCCACCCCACTCCGGCACCGGCACCGCCTCCCGCACAATATCCTGCGCCGCCAGAATCTGCTCCTTCGTCAGGTATCCCATCGCTCCTCCTATCCGTGTATCCGTGTTCCAAATCCGTGTCGTGCTACCCCGTCAGCGTCGGCTGCCCCGTAATCTTCAGCGTCACGTCCGCGCCGAGCAAGCCGTCGACCGGCATGCTCGTCTCGAACCCGGTCACGTAAGCCGCGAACGTCCAGGTTGTGAGTCCGACATTCGTAAACACAACCTGAAAATTTCGCTTCGTCCGGTTCTTCATGTCTTTCAACAAACCAGCCGATTGCGAGTGTGTCGCATTCGTCGGCAGGAATGCGATCGGGAAGGTGACTTCGCCCGGTTCCAGCAGCCCCGGAATGACTTCCTTCCACGCGCCCGTCGACGAATGATTCGTCACATCATGCGTGCCCAACGACATCGATGGTCCCGCAATATCCATCACCTCGGCGATCGTCGTGAACACCTCCGGCCCGCCGCCATCGCCGATCTTGAGCAGCGTCCCATAAGATGAAATCGCAGCAGTGGACATGGTGTCTCCTCATCTCAAATTTGGCGAATGATTGAAGCGCAGCCTTTGCTGCTATTCAATCAATCTGTAACACCCCGAATTTAACGGCGACATTGCTCGCTTCAAAATAGAGCTTGCCGTCGGTTTGCAGCCAGCCGTCACTGGAAAAGGCTCCGAAGATGGCGTAGTCACCGGCCTCCAGACTATACGTCGCGATGTCACCCGTCCGGCCATACGGATCGGCGATGCTCGTGATCGTCACCGTATACGTGGCCGCGCCGGTATTGTGCGCGATGATCAGGTCATCTCCAGACGCCGTGACCTGGTTCTTATTCGTCACGTCGGCGGCCGTCATCGTCAGATCCGCTGCATTCGCCGTGTAATCGTTCGTCTTCCTGCCCAGCGCCTTCTTCGGTGTCAAACTCGTGCGTGGCATGTTTTCATCTCCTCTCGATTTAAGACATTTCTATGGAAATGCCGATCCGCTCCATCCTCTTAATCCGCTGTTCTCTCCCGCCCGCGTGCATCCGCCACCAGCACCCCACTCGGCGGCGGGGACGGCGGCGCACAGCGCAGACAGCTCGCCTTCTTCGCCCGTGCCGCCTCGAGGCCGTCCAGCGTATCCCACCGGCAGATCGTGCACGTCAGCATCTCGAATCCCCGCCAGTGGCCCAGGCGCCACTGCTCGTCGATGAGCTCAGGCGCCACTTTCACCAGCACGAACGGCTCATCTTTCGGCAGCTCAAAATCGACGAATGGATTGCTTGCCATCTCTCCTCCGTGTATCCGTGACCCAATCCGTGTTGTGCTTCCGTGTATCCGCCTGTCCTCGCCCGCTGCCTGCCCTCGCCTGCCGTCTGCGGGGGTCTGCGGGGATGCCCGAATCCGTGTCGTGCTATCGTGCTATCGTGCTAATCCTCGTTGTGCGCAATCCGCACATCCACTCGTCGTACCGCCGCCTCCGGCCCCGTATCGAACTCGTTTTCCACGAATGCCCCGCCGATCAGAATCCCGCCCACCGTGCCGCGAAACGATTCCCAGCAGTGGCGCACCGCTTTACCGACCGCCTTCGCGCTGGCATACGTCGCCGCCTGGCACGTAAATTGCACGCGCGTCGTCTGGAGATTGCTATAGCCGGTATGCGACCGCGTCGGGATCCCGCTGATCACCTGGTACGCGACCGCCGGATCGGCGGCATCCTGCGGAATGAGCACCGGATACAGCCGCGTCGCAATCAGCGTGCTCAGCTCCGCGAACCCCGTCATCCGGCTATACACCGCCTCCTCAATCGACGCCATGCTCCGATCCGTTCATCCGAGCAATCCGCGCCCTACTCCTCGTCGTCTCGTCCCTCGTTTGCAATTCGTGCCTCCTCGAGCGCCGCACGCAGTACCTCCCCCATCACATCGCGCGCCTCACCGAACTTGCTGTCCGCCGCCGGCCTCAGCCACGGCCGCGCCGGCATCCCTGGATGCCGCACCCCGCCAATAACGATAAGTCCACGATCGCCCTCAAAGACCAGCGGTGTGCCGGTAATCTCGTGCGGCTGCACACCCGTCTCAAAAAAGCGCATAAAAAACTTCTTCTTCGTCGCCCCAATGCTGGCCTCGACGAATTCCTTATGCCGAGCCGACACACTCACCCGCACATGCTTGCCGCTCGTTCCACTCACACTTCGCGCCCGGACCTCCGCCTCGGCCTGAATAACCTTCGCGCCGGCGCGCGTCGCCCCGCGCAGCGTCCTCCTCACGTTCACACCCAGCGCCTTCAGCTCTTTCAGCAGCTCCTCACCCCCCTCGATTTTGACCTGCACCACATCCCGCGCCATGATCCGTTAATTCTTCCGATCTGTTGTTAAACCACCTCACTACACTCCAGCGCCATTTCGCGCTTCCGCTCGTCTGGCACGACCGCATGAATCTCCAGCGTCCGCTCGTCCCAGGCCACCTGCATCTCCGGCAAAACATTCCGCTGATACCGCATCGTGATGCGATGCGTGAGCGCCGCCCCAGCCCGCGACAGCTCGATCGATTCGCCGCCGCTCAGCGTCTCCACCCGCGCCCAGGCATTCGTGAAGGGCAGCCAGGTGATTACCTCCGCGCCAAAGCCGTCCCGCGTCACACCCTTACGCTGAATCTCAATCCGATGTCTCAGCTCGCCCGCGCGCATATCCGTGTATCCGTGACCAAATCCGTATCGTGCTCAGGCAAACCGGAACACCCGCTCATTATTCAGCAGCGCCCCAACCGAAAACGCAATCTCGCGCGAGACCGCGCCCAGCGCCGCCGCCTCGCGACTTTCATTCCAGTGCCCCACCAGCAGATACATCGCCTGCCGAATCGGCTCCGGCACGTCGCCGGCGACCGTCCACCCGGCCACGAATCGCACGACCATCCCATTCGCTGCCCGCAGCGTCGTGCTCGGCCAGGTCTGTCCGGTCTTCAGCACGATCCGCCCGGGTTCCTCGATCGTATCGACGATATAAGCATTAGCCGCCAGCGTGCTCTCCACATCGTTGTCGTCGTAATACTTGACGGACGTCACGCTCTGCAGCGGCGAGCGCCACAGATCGATGTCGCCGACCGGCCAGGCGTCGCGCCACAGTTCCCAGGTCTGCGTGAGCAGCGCCCGATTCGAGACCCGCTCGATATACCGGCGTGCCGCCTTAATCCATGCCGAGATCAGTAGATCGTCATCAACGACGTCGACGCGGCAATGCAGCTTTGCATCGGCCACGCTGAGCGGCTCACTCGTCGGCGGCGTGATCAGCTTCAGCGGCATCTATTTGCGACTCCGGCGCGTGCCGACCGGCTTCGGCGCCGCCTCATCCTCGACGACCTGCGGCTTCTCCGGCTCTGGCATTCCCTCGACTGCAACCGCGAACCCACCCGCGATGAGCGCGACGGCCTGCTCCGGATCCACGTCGGCGATCTGGCCGGGCTGAATGATGCCCCCCGGTCCGGCCAAGAGTGTCTTGATCTTGACCTTCATCGTTCACCTCAGTCGAAATACGATATGTTGAGTTTGGCTGACGCTGCTTCCTCGATGAACCGGATCGCCGCCAGGCTTCCTTCGTAGACGAGTTCGCCGCCAACCGCAATGCGCATTCCGACCGTCGCCGTCGGATTCGTTCCATCGTCGCGCCAGCGCACAGCCTGAGTCTCGACCTGGATGCGCGCGCGCTGCGCGCCAGCGGGCACGGTCAGCCCGACGGCCGCGGCCAGGCTGGTGATTTGTTGATAGCCGAGCGGTGTGCGCAGCATAGGTTTTCTCCTACGGCGCGATGACGCCTGCGCCGCGCAGCGCGCTCAGGATCGCATTGATTTTGGCCGTCAGATCGGCGAAGTTGTTAGCCAACGCGGCTTCGTTATAGGCCGCCGGCACATCCTCGACTGTATCATTCGCCGTGCCGCCACTGTTGTCGGTCAGGCTGGCAACCGCAGCAGCCTGCGTGCCATTGGCTTTGAACACCCCGCCTGTTTCGATATTGAGCACGCCGCCACTGGCGACGACCAGTTCATCGCCGCCCTGCTTGCGGTACACCTTTGGCTGATAGGTTACGTCTGGCATGTTCTTTTCCCTTTGCTGCGAGAGAAGTGGCACTCACGCGACAGCGCCACTCCCCTCTAGCGCATTGCGCTCGGATTCGACTATCCGACTACCTGACTATTCGACCACTCGACCAACTACGCCGTGCCCACCGCCGGCGACACGTGCAGCTCCTGCGAGGCGACCGTCGTATCCTTCGCAACCGGTTCCTTCCTCGCCGAGCCGTACAGCTCCGCGAGGATCGCATTCACCGTCGCGTTCTGTGTCGCGCGCTTGACGAACGGCCGGATATACCGCTGCGCCGGCCTATAGATGTCCAGCACGACGATCTTATCGTCGTCGGTATCCGCCACCGTGATCTTGGTGCCGGCCAAGTCATCTGTGCCGGGCGTTGGACTGCTTGTCGCAGCGCCCGCCGCCGCGACCGAAGTCACTGCGCCCGCGACAATTGCGCCAAAAGCGAACGTGAAGCGCACGCCATTGAAGCCCTGCGTATCCACTGCCGTCGCATCGGTGATGTCCGTCGCCCCGGCCGCCACAGCCGTCTTGGCCAAAATGGCCTTGGTCTCATTCGTGAGTTGCATCTTTCGCTCCTCTCGTCTGTGTAATCCGTGCCCAAATCCGTGTCGTGCTACGCCAGCTTCACCCGCACGAACGCCTCCTCGAGCACCGGCATTCCATCGCTCTCCAGCCGCCCGATCAGCCCGACCTGGTTCGTCTCCGCATACAGCTCGACCAGCCGCTGCAGCGACATCGCCATGCTGTCGGCGATCCAGAAGTTGCTGAAATCGCCGACGATGCCGACGTACAGGCCGGTCGTGAAGGTGTTCGGCGCATACTCCGACATGGCGACCGGCAGATTGAGCAGCCGGTCCGGCTCGCCCTCACGCACCGACTCGCGCCAGATATACTGGCCGTTGCCGTCCTTGATCTTGGCGATCTGCTTCACGCCGTCACGGTGGAACAGCCACCGCGCGCGCGGCCAATACTGTCCTTTGAGCGCATACTTCGCATTCGTCAGGCCATCGAGCGTCATAGCCGTCGTGGTGTTATCGGTGCTCACGTCGCGCGCCGTGCTGATGCCCAGCGCGCTGGCCGTGAATACGCCGAGCGGCTGATTCGTGCCCAAGCCGGTCAGACACGCCTTCTCGAACGTGATCCCGAATTTGTAGGCCAGCCGATCGCGCACCAGGCCCTCGGAGTCCGGCACCTTATTGAGCAGCTTATTACTCACTTTGATCCGCTTGGCAACCGGATGCGGCGTCAACTGCCGCCGCCCGAACGCCATGCTCGAATCCTCGCTCCCGGTCGCCAGCTCGGTTGTCCAGTCCGCGTCCGCCGGATCGGTATCCAGCGACGGCACGCCCAGGCTTTCGGCGTTCGGCACTGCAAACACCGTTGCCCATTGGCGGATGAACACCATATCGTCGATCGCCTTCACGAGCTGATCGACGAACTGGATGGGCGTCACCAGATAACCGCCGGCCGTGTCGCTATCGGCCTGGAGCGCCGCCTGCAGCTCCTGGCTGCGTTCCTGCCATGCGCCCGGAATGACGCCGCGCCGAATGTAGCCCGCGAACACTTGCCGGTACGTCTCGTCCG